GTTAGGTAACGCTCTATCATTTTATATATTTCGATAATAATAAATTAGCTTGATTTTTCCAAGACATATTTTTAGACCATAAATAATTTGAACTCAATAAGTGATTTTTTAATTGTAAATTCGAGATTGTGTTAAATAAAACATTTATTGCGTTATCTTGCCATGATTCGATAGTTGGGTCACCCTCAATTAATATTCCACGGTAACCTACTGTATTTTTCAAAGCTGCCAAATCAGAACAAACTGCTAAGGTGTGTGTAACGGCCGCCTCAAGTGCGGTTAAACAAAAGGTTTCCATAAAAGTGCATGGATAAAACCAAATATCAGAAGTTAACCATGCTACAGCAAGTTCTTGTTTACTAACCCATCCATGATAAAATATATTCATTCCTTTTAATGAATTAAGTAATTCTTTAATTAAAATCATTTGAGGTCCTTCAACACTATTCACCCACTCACCATCAACATCACTATAAATATGAAGAGTTGCTCTAGGTTCTCTTTTATAAATTTTAGGCCACATTTGTAACAATTGTAAAAGACCTCTATTTGGAAACGATGAATAAATGAATTTATATGGTATTTTCTGAATATTTTGATTTGCGTTAAATTTATCGAAATCAATACCGTAATAAAATGGAACTAATAGATGTTTTAAAGCTGGAAAAATATTACTCATATGTTCAACATGCCATTCGGTCAAACAAAATACTTGTTTTAATTTAGGGTCTATTGGAACTACAACTCCTGAAGGTGTTAAATCGTGAAGAACCATATATACGTTTTCAACATGACTTTTAAAAGCTACTGGTAAATATTCTGAAAAACGACTAACAACACAAGTATGTATATAATTATCACACACAAATTCGAAATATTTTTGAAGTGGGTAATATATGACTCCTTCAAACACGTCAATATTAGAACACTTACAAAATACGACGACCTGGAATTTATTTGATTGTTGTATATATTTACCCATTTCAATTATATATGTTTCTGAACCTCCGACACCCTTTGTAAGGATATCCCTTCCGGTCCATTCGGAGAATCCGCCATCGGCAACAAAACAAAAATATGGTTTATGGTATCTTAATGGGCGTTGACTTAACGGTTTCATTTTATTTAAATTGACAAATATATTATGCCATGATACAATTACGTTATATTGGTCCGCATCAGGTTTATTCTTTTGTAAAAATAAGGTGGTTACTTTTTCACCAAGAATAAAATCATTAAACAAATAACAATAATCTACTAGAAAAATAGGTAGAAAATGAAAACTTAATGTTGGTTTTAAACTGTATTGCGCATGAAGTGGATAACCAATTAAAAATGCCTGCTTAAAATACTCGAATGCTTTTACATTATTATTTTCTAATTTGTAGTGAATACCCAGAAAATATAAACTATCAGGTCTTGTTTTATCCATATTATATGCCCTTAAGTATAATTCTTCGCATACTTCCCAAGGTTTATTTAATTCAAAGTTTGCTTTTCTAGCAGCTTCAAAACAAGCGTCGATTTTTTCTTGTAAAAACCCTTCTTCAGGGTGATTGATTCTTTTCAAATAGTATTCGTATGCTAAATCAAATTTACCCATAACATTATATGTTTGGGCAATATAGTAAAGGTGTCTTGGAACGTTCGGGTTTTCAACAAATTCCTCAAATAATAGTTGTAAATCGTAGTTTTTACGCGTCATTGTTCTTTCTTCCATATAATCACATCTAAAATCCAGAATACGTGATTTATGCATCGGGACAATAACATTAATATTATTATCGGATGTAATTGATTCGTGAATTTTATAAATATATCTTAATTTTCGGTCTGTTTTTACAATACGATTAGATACATATTCACTATCGTGACTTTTAATAAATAAACTAAATGAATCTGAAAATTGGTCACCTCTAACTATATTTAAAAAATCTCTTAGTTCGTCTTCAACGATATAGGTATCATCCAACATACACGTAAATTTACAGTTTGTTCCTGCTAGGTCCAAACATCTATTTCTACTATCTTTAAAATTTAAAAAGGGTTCTTGGTATAAATTACCCTTTTTTTTACCGACTAAAACTCTATTAATAATTTCAAGTGTTTCGTCAGTGCTTCCTGTATCTAATATTGTCCATCTATCAATAATATTTAAATTTTTTATTAACATATTTTCAAATTGAGCTCCACCATTTTTAACCATAATACATAAATTAATTAGATTATCGTAATTTAAATTGCGTTGTTCAATAAAATATTTAAAATTATCTATAAAAACGTTGTAATGCTTATCTGGAATATAAAGGTGCAAATCAGAATCTGATAATTTATAATGGTTCTTATACTTTTTTAAATTAAGTATTCCAATATTAAAAGGCATAAGTAGGATTGGTTCAGAATTTATAACAAATTCTAAATCAATATCAAATCCCGTTTGTGAGTAAATAACACAATTATTTAAAGTGTAAATGTCCTCAGATATACCAATATTTTCAATATTAAGATTTAGTATATTTTTGCTGATATTTAAGTAATGTTTATATTCCGTTAAATGTAAAAAAACATTCTTAAATTTTTTCGAACATTCAATTGGTAAAAATCCTCCGTGATTTGGTGAAACAACCACTAAATTTTCAATATTATTAAATATAAGTTCAGATAATAACGAGGATATTCTTTCAAAATATCCTACATTTTTAAGAATATTTAAGTTGTTATATTCCGCGTGAGGAACTGCAGGGAATTCGTCATCACATACGGTGTATTTTGTTTTATTTATGTTAACTAACATAAATAAAATTAATTTAATGTATTTAAATTATTTAATCATTAAATACATTACTAATAAATAAATCGTAAATTTATTTAATATTCGGGAGTATGTTTTTTAAATAAGCATCCTTGAGAGGAAAGACCTTTTAATTCGGTTGTTACGATTGATGGGTTTTGGTTTAAACAGTTAGATAACCATAATTTTATTATACAGAAATTTTTTTTTGGTGAAATAGTAATTCCGGATACTCCGGATACAAATGAGGATTTATTACTAATAGTATTTCCAACTATAACATAACACAATTCTTTCCATACGGTATAAACCGATTTATTTGAAATCTTATATGAAAAACATCCGCCATTACGATTTTTGACATCTTCCCAAATTGGTTTAATACCATCACGCATTAAAAATAACATGCAATTTTTTACTAAAATATCTGGTATCGTTTCTACAATAGCAATTGTTTCTTCAACTGTTGATGTTGTATATATTTGTTTATAACTATTGATACTCCAATCAGTATCGTGTGGTAAATGAGCCCAAAAAGTCCATTTATCGGATAACCCATGAAACCCGTCAATCGATGACTCGTGATCTTTGGCTGTTGTCATCTATTATATATATATTATTTTGTTTTATATTGTTTTATATTGTTTTAGTTTACTAAATAATAACCCTTTATATTATTTGATGTTATATTTATTCGGATGCTTGTGTAATATAATCATCGGTATTAAATCTTAAACATTCCGTAGGTAATAAATCAAATTCAATGATGTTGTGGTCCATAATTTGTAATTTGTAATCCTTTCCCTGAATTTTATGTTTTTCAATATTATTCAAATAATATAACAAGAATTTTTCGTTGAGGACATTGTTTACAATGTAATAATTATGTTTATCATTAGATAAGTTTAATTGCACTACCTTATTATTTTGTATAAAATTAACTATTATAAATTTAAAATTTGGTATGGTATAAGTAAAATCAGATGGTATTGAATTATATATAACTTTATTTACAGGAATCAACTTATTATCTGAATAAATAACAAAATCAAATGAAGGAATATCTGTTAACAAATTCATGTTATGTTTATATGTTTTATAAACAACATCGCCATTTTTAATAAATTCGATATCATACGGGTCATTCCAACAAATGGTTAATAATTTATTAAGTTTTGTATAATAACTTTGAAACGTGCTATAATAATATATACACTTATACGAAAAGGTAACCATTAATTTTTCATAATATTCAGGATATAAATATAGTAAATTAAAACCAAATAAAATTACTGCTCCAAATATGTAAATTGCTCGCATATAATGTGATATTATATTTAATGGTTTAAACCGTTTAATTATAATATTTATGATTTATACTCCGGACTACTTGATATAAAATATTGGTTGTTTCTTTGAGAAGAATGAGGAGGAGGAGGGTCAGGGTGTTGAGGGGAAGAATTTGAGGGTTGGGTTTCATAATTTAGTTTTCCTGTTGCAGCGTTTAATCCAAATATATATAATAACATACTAACTATAACGGTCATAAAAATAAATGGTATAAACACAATAAGCCACGAAATTATAGCTAAACCTGTATTACATAAGATTTGTAATAATAAGGTAATTAGTAACATTATTAAAAATTTCAAAAATGCTGAGTTATATAACCCGTTAAAAATGTCAATTATAATATGAGTTAATGAAAAAACAATATTAATTATTGATGGAGGACATAAATCAAACATTGATTATATTATAATATAATATAATTGTTGATTCGTTTAGTTTTATTTAATTAATTTAGTTAATTAAATAAATGAATAATACAGAAGAAACGGACATGAATGAAAAAATACAAATAATAATGAGACAGACCGATTTGAGCAAGGACGAAATTATCCAAAAACTTAAAGAGTGTGGTAACGACCATATATTAGTTATTAAATCATATTTTGGTATTAAACCAGAATCAAAAAAAGAGATTACATCTATAAACCAAGAAATATATAAACAATTAAGACATAAATTACAAATACACTAAATTCCACTTGTTTGAACTATGCCGAATTGTTGGTTGACAATATTATGTTTGCTTTGATTTCGTTTTTGTATTTTTCTTTTTATTTGGTATGTATTGGATGGGATAATTTTGTTATTAATTATAAAATCGTCGTTATCCTCGTGTAATTCAGGTAAAATACGCGTCAATGGTTTATCTACAACAAAAAATAATCTTTCATTACGAAATAATGCCCTAAATTCCTGAATAGATAAATTCCCGTGGTATTTATCTAACATATAATATGGATTTGGTGCTGGTTTAATATTCTTTGTATAATCGTATATTTTTAAATAAATATGGTTAATTAAATAATATCTCTCGAATTTTGTCGAACTATCTATATTTTCATTCATTAAAAACGCAACAGCACATTCAGGACTACAAAAACAACCGTAAACGTGATATGTTTCTTTAATATTATGCTTCGGGATATAAATAGGTGGGTTTTCAAAATCGTGTGTACACCAAAAACACGCCGATTTTTTATCGCAAATATTATTTATATGTAAATTATGTTCCAATTGTTTTAGTTTTTTCCAAACCTCTTTAATATCGCAACTATCTTTATTTACTGTGGATGAAGTGTTATCTTCATCGTAATTATAAACTATATCGTTATTTTCAATAATTTCAAAGGATAAATCCGTATTGGTAGTTGAAAAATTGTAAGATTCAACATCATTATTTAATGAATTAATATTAAGGTCTTTTAAAGAACATTTTAAATGTAAAATAACATTAGAGGTTGCGTCATTATTATTTAAAGATATAAATTGTTGTTGAATAATTTTACCTCCTTTTGGTTTTCGTCCGCGTTTTTTACAAGGAATTGCAGAATTCTCTAAGTTCACAATTGTTTCATCTTCAACTTCTTTAATTTCTAAAACGTCATCAGTAGGTTTGTTTTTTGGTTTCCTTCCTCTTTTTTGTTTTATAACTGTATTAACTTCATTATCGCTACTAATGATATTTGTTGACATAAATTAATATAAATATAGGATGTGTTAATTTAAATAGTTTTGATATATATTATTTCTTAATATTCAAACATATTAAAAATATAAAATATCATTTATAAATGAATACAAATAATACAAATAATACAAATAATATAAATAACATAAATAATTATGTCCCTTGGATGGAAAAATATAGGCCGGATAAGTTTAACGATATAGTGTTAGACCCATTAAATAAACAAATTTTAAAAAATGTAATCGAAACGTCTTATTTTCCAAATTTACTTTTTTATGGACCACCAGGAACGGGAAAAACAACAACCATTATTAATTTAGTTAATTCATACCAAGAAAAATTAAAAATTAAAAATAAAGGGTTGATGATTCATTTAAACGCGTCTGATGACCGCGGAATTGATATTATTAGAAATCAAATAAATCTGTTTGTCAACACAAATTCATTATTTCAGACAGGTATGAAATTTGTAATTCTGGATGAGGTTGATTATATGACGAAAAATGCACAACAAGCGTTAAGATATCTTCTTCAGAAATATTCAAATAATGTTAGATTTTGTTTGATTTGTAACTATATAAGTCGCATAGATGACGGGTTACAAAATGAATTTATTCGATTAAGGTTTAATCAGTTACCCACAAGTGATATTATTAATTTTTTAAGAAATATTTCAAACGTTGAAAAATTAAATATGAGCGATAAATCTTTGATGTGTATTCAACAAATATATAAATCAGATATAAGAAGTATGATAAATTTTATGCAATATAATCAAGACATCTTAAATTCTGAATTTAAAATAATAGATAATTGTGTATGGGGCGAAATTACTTACAAGATACAAAATAAAACCGAACTAAATTCACTAATCGCATACATTCAAACTATAAGTATAAAATATAATATGGATAAAAAAAATATTATTAAAGATTATTTGAATTATATTGTGCGTAACAATCAACACTTTATAAGTAACGATTTTTTAAATTTTATAGAAAATATTATGCATTTTCCAGATTGTAAAAATACATATTTTGTAAATTATTCTTTATCTAAATTATATACGTTTTTATTAAACGATTTATAATTATCCATTCTTGAATAAAGCTTCTGCATAAAATCGTTGGGTGGAGAACTTTTGGATGGGTCAATCGTATGCTCCTTTAATCCATATTGGTTAAACTCCGGAATTTTCATTTTTTGCGGAATCGGAATCATTCGGGTTTTTTCATAGATTAAAAGCGATTTTTGAAGCATTATTAATATAATAAAATAAAATAAAAAAATGAAATACAATAATACAAATAGTATAAAGAAACTTACAGTAATTTAATAAATGACAGAATCAAATAATTTAGATAAAGAATGGGAAAATTATATATCATCAGCATATGATGATATATCATCCTGTAAAGAAGACGAAGACTATCATGAATATTACGAAAATTCTGAATTACTTTCGGCAAATATTGCTTTAGATATTAATTTGGAAAGTCCGAAATCTTCGGATATTTATATCTCAACTAAAACCAAAATAGCATACCTAAATCAATATATAGATTTAAAGACGGTATTTTGGAAAATTCCTACTATATTATACACGACTCCTTTAAATGGGGTAATAAAAAAACAAATAAAATTCAATTCAAGCACAGAGCAGGAATTAATTGACATTCAAGAAAAATTAAAAAAAGAGGTATATTTTTCGGAATATATAATAACTAGTATTAATAATCCAGCAGGACGTATTAAATTTAAAGACATACGAAAGGTTACAATTGGAATTTCAAAAAAAGATATAATGAATTATAGAAGTAAACAAAAAAGTGCATTTTATAATTGTTTTGTTTTGATCTTAAGAATTAAAATCAATGCAATTTTTAAAGAGTTTCACGTAAAGGTTTTTAATACTGGAAAATTAGAAATCCCGGGAATACAATCAGAAGAAATATTCCAAACAATCCTATTATTTATTATTGAAATACTACAACCTAATATTTCAGAAAAACTAGAATATAAACTAAATACGAGTGAAACCGTATTAATTAATTCAAATTTTAAATGTGGTTTTTATATTAACCGAGAAGCATTCCACGATATTTTAAAATATAAATATAATATTCAATCGATTTATGACCCATGCTCTTATCCAGGAATTCAGTGTAAGTTTTATTATAATCCAGATGTTGATATTCAAACAGGTTCACAAATATCTAATGAAAACAAGCATCTATACATAAATGTAAAAGAAATTTCATTCATGATATTTAGAACTGGAAGTGTTTTAATTGTAGGGAAATGTGATGATGACGTATTGATGATTATATATGAGTTTTTAAAAATAATACTTCATAATGAATTTAAACAAATTTGTCAGAAAAATATAAATACTCAAAATATATTAAATGATACTATTAATAAAAATAAAAAGAAAAAAATACGTAGAAAGAATATTAATGTAGACAACTAATTCGCAAATAATAAAGTCATAAGTTTATCGGTGGGATAAATCTCCATATTTTCAATATTAAGGTTCATTTGAATTAAATTATCTTTGTGAATTTGATTCACATTTAATTTTTTAAAAAATAAATTTATAATGTCAACATATTTATTTAACTTTATTGTATGAACATTTAATTTTTGGATAAATAAATAAAATATTGCATAATCACAGTTTACCAAATCCGTTTTGGAATTAATATTAACAATCAAATCATTTATTATACGAATAACATCTTTATTTAAATCTTCATTATTTATTATAAAACAAATAATACTTGTAGACAATTCTATGAATTCATTTATTTGTTTTATTTTTGCGGTATTTTTATTTGAATTACATATATCTTTACAATATACACGGTCTAATTCAAATATTGTTTTTTTATATACATAAGTTAATGCATCTCTCGAATTTAATTGTAAAAATACGTTGGCTTCTTTTGTAATTTGGGTAATAAACTCAATATATAAATATAATGCCTTTTGGCTATGGTAATATGTTAAATCTAAATTATTTGTATAATACAATATATATTTAAAAGTATGTGTAATTGTTTCTATTCCTCTAATAATAATAAATTTTGAATAACTGTGATTTTTTGTAATATCCGTTAAATATTCAATTAGAACATGAATATATTTGGTGTTGATATCTTTTATGGTATATTCAATATTATCCTTATAGTTTTCTATATTATTTAACGATGAATTCATTGTTACTATATATAAATACTTTTAAATAAATAAGTATTTAAAGACTTAAAAAACCTAATAATATATATGACAGAACAAACATCTCAGAATTCTGTAGTAGTAAAACAATCTTCCCATTCAGATTTGAATTATAGATTACCATCAGACGCTACATTAAAACACGCTGCTAAATTAAGTATTGTTGAGGATAAACCTATTATGTTTGATTATTGGACGAGTTCTCTTGATAAAAAAGCTCTTGTAGGTGTAAAAGACGCAGGGGAAAAATTATTGGTAAAATCAGAAGACGAGTATACCAGTTGTATTATAAAATTTTATAAAAGCGTTACTGAATATATTATTATTACTGAAAATTCCATATATATTGTTGCGTCAGATATCCCTACAAGAAAAATTTCTTAAAAAATATTTATTTTACTGATAAATATTTTTTTAAAAAAAATGATTTATAAACATCCAATTTATAATTAATATAAATGACAACTGAAATACAAAGAGTAAACGAAATTAATACACGAATAAAAAAAGAAATATGTTATAATACGTTATTAGAATTGACGGATGAAAACTTAATGCCTTCATATAAAGAATGTAATTCTGTGAAAAATGAAATAAAAAAACTTGGAACTATATTGGACGTGTATTTAGATGAAGAAACGAAACAACAAATAATAAAGGATTATTTAATACAATTAATACCTGCAGGAACAAAAGGAGTTATTCGAGGAAATAAATTCAATTCTATAATTAGAAACAAAATAAAAGAATTCAAGTTAGATATTGAACGATTCGAAATTTGTTTTGAAAAAAATTGTGAAGGTCATTTTACTTCTGAAATTCCGGATTGGTATATTCTTGAAAAAGCAACAAATAAAATTATTATAGGTATGAACCAATTAGACTTGATTTCGGGAGGTCATCAACTAAATAGAGGGTATAAATATTTAATTGATAATAAACATAATAATAAAACTAGTAAATTATTATGTGTCATTTGTAATGAAACTCAATTCAAAAATAATAAAAATAAAGCATATAAGTTATTTGAAATCGGATTTCAAAATAATACATTATGTTATATAAACAATTTACAAAACATAATTAATTCATATTTTAATGATGTGTTATAATAATAAGTTGAATTCTGTAATTAGTTCTTGTTTGTTTATAGACCGTGGTCCAACCGTATTATTAAAATCGTATTTTATTTTAGATAATAACTCGATATTTTTACAAATACTTTTATTGTTTTTAAATTTTATAAAATAATGAGACTGAGGACTTTTTTCTTCAATATTTACATCTATAAATCCGGCATTAACACCGACACGCCGAAATGAAATATCAGGGGTGTTTGTTTTGTCAACAAATATGAAATTTAATGGTTCTTTTTTTTCTATAATATCTCTATTCACTAATTTCTTTTGCCAAATTTGAAATACACATGGAACGTTATGTTCTAGACCATCTACTAAAAATGATTTGTCAGGTAAGTCTATTTCAAAAATAAGGTGAAATAGTAATGGAAATGATTTTTTAAGACTATCTTTTTTAAAACTTTTAGGTAATATAAAAGATAAACTATGACAAAACTCACACGATTTTTTTATAAATTTAATTGCTATGGATGATTGTCTTCCAAATGGAGGATTGCCTATTATATGTATATTATTATTTATAAACTTACTTGAGTCTAATAATAAATAATCTTGTTTTACTATTTCAACATTTTCAGGGTCTAAATCGTAAAACCTATGATTTGTTGACAATTCTTTAATACCTGAAATAAAAGAACCGTTTCCTGCACTCGGTTCAATAATTAAATCATTATTATTTATGTGTATGTGTTGTTTTACAAGATTTAAACATAAATGAACAATATTATCTTTTGTGTAATATTTATCAATAGTATTACGTTTTAGTCCTTTTGTTTGAGTCGTTGTCATTTCTCTTATTATATGATTATATCTATTTAATTCGGTTTCATTCAATTTTACTTATAATTATGAACGATAGATAGGGAACCGAAAGAAAGTAACCATCTATAAAATATCTTTTAACAGTTCGATTTTATCATGAGTAATAGATTCCGGAAAATTAATAATAAAGGTAATAATTAAATTTCCAGTTTGAGTTTCGCGTGTTAACCCCATATTAGGAATTATTTTTTTGTAATATGGATGAATAATATTTCCGGTATTATTATGTATTGTGTATTCCTTTCCATTGATAAAGGGTAATTGAAACATAAATCCACATAACGCTTCTTTTAATGTAAGATTTTTATCTATTAATAAATCTAAACCACTCCTAACAAACTCGGTTTTATTTTCTACCTTAACGAATATTTTAATATCACCCTTACAATTATCATTTAATATATTACCTTTATCTGGCAAAATAATAATTTCATTATCGTTAATACCTTTCGGTAAATTAATAAACATTGATTCGGTTTCAAACATTTTAATTGCGTTGTCAACAATCCATCTTTCAATTTCTAAAGAAATACTTGTTCCATTAAAAACTTGTTCCATATTAATTGTAATATTTTTAATAATTGGTGGTGGTTTTTGAAAATTATGGTGTATATTCATAGGAACACCATTTCTAAAAATATGAATTTGTGGTCCTCCTAAGCCTCCAAATGGGTTTCCTCCGATATTTACCCCGCCGTTATGCATCCCAAAAAGATTATTAAATAATTCATCTAAATTTGCCATAGCCGACATATTTGCCATATTTACAAAGTTCGGAGGGGCGTTTCGGTTGTTATATTCTTCTCTTTTGGTGTTGTCGCTTAATATTTCATATGCTTGTCCGATTTTTTTAAATTTTTCGTCTGTTAATTCGGAATTTCCTATATTTCTATCTGGATGATATTTTAATGAAAGAGCCCTATATGCTTTTTTAATTTCATCCTGGCTGGCGTTTTCATCTACGCCTAAAATGTTATAATAGGTGTCTTCCATTATAATAATATTTATTAAGATATACTTAAATAATAAATTACGAGTATATTATTATGGAATTTGAAGATAAACTATTTATTCATAAATTTCAGCCTATTTATTTCGAAGATTTCGAAATTGATGAGTCGGTAATTGCCGTATTAAATACTTTAATTAAAATGGATAATCTCAATATATTATTTATAGGTGATATGGGTTCTGGTAAAACATCACTATTAAATGCCCTTATAAAAGAATATTATAAAGATAATAGCTCTACAAATAATTATAATGATAATATTTTACACATAAATAATTTAAAAGACCAAGGAATTAATTATTATAGAAATGATGTAAAAACGTTCTGTCAGACCAGTTCGGCAATTAAAAATAAAAAAAAAATTATTGTATTAGATGATATAGATCTTATTAACGAACAAAGTCAACAAATTTTTAGAAATTGTATTGATAAATATAGTCATAATGTTCATTTCATTTCATCTTGCTGTAATATCCAAAAAGTTATTGAAAGTTTACAATCTCGTTTTATAATAATAAAAATTAAACCTTTACAAAGAGACAATATGCGTAAAATATTATCTAAAATTAAAAATATAACCAAAATAGAAATTACGACTGACGCGGAAGAGTTTATATTAAATGTTTCAAATAATACAGCTAAAACCCTAATTAATTATATGGAAAAATTTAAATTATTAAATGAATTAATAACATTACCTCTAGCAATAAATGTATGCACAAATATTAGTTTCTGCACATTCGAAGAGTATACAACTTGTATAAAGAATAAGAAATTAAAAGAAGCTATTAACATTTTTTATACAATTTACGATAAAGGATATTCTGTGATTGATATTTTAGACAACTATTATTTATTTATTAAAACAACCAAAATTATTAATGAAAACGAAAAGTATTGTGTTATACCTTTAATTTGTAAATATATAACGATATTTCACGACATTCACGAGGACGAAATAGAATTAGCTTTATTTACTAATAATTTAATACAAGCATTTATATAAATAAACATAAAATAACTATTCGTTTATTTATATAATGACGTCGCAAATTTTTAAAAAAAAAATGGACAACTCCATTATTTTCAACCTATTAGATAAATTGTGCGACAAAAATAATACATATTATACGTTTACTAACAGTTCTTATAAAAAGGGAACATTTTTTGGTGATGTTATACAACTATTTTTAAAAGAAATTAAGGTGTATTATCATAATTCCAAACAAAAATATTTGGACAAAAAACAAACCTATAATAGTTTTACAACTATTATAAGACAAATATGTAATCATAATAAAATAGAATACAAAACTGAAATTAAATATGATAAGTCTTCATATGAAATTATTTATTATATATATCATTCGAATGATACGGGTGATTCTAATAATTAGGATATGTT